ACAAAATCTGTTTGGTCTTCTATCGTTTTAATTATATCTTTCATAATAAGAGTATCCTATATTAAATAGGATACTCTGTCAAGTCTTAATTAACTGGCCTGTTTAAAGTTTGGAAGCGCCTGAATATCAGTGTTCCAAGTTAAGCCAATCTTTTTAGATACGTGGTCCAGTGCAATAGCCAAGCTATCAGGGGTTCCGCTTTCCATAACAACATCAAGAGCTTTTTGTTTAAGTTCTTTAAGCTGTCGGAGTTTTGCACCCTCGGGCCTTTTTTCTATTTCACGTTCAGCAAGTTCGGAGGCCCACTCTCTTAACTGTTCCTCACAATCAGACAAACTTAACTTATCGCCATAACCTCCATTATTTCTTAAGCTATAATTTAAGTCCTGATCTTTTGGTTTTTTCTTATTAAAAAAAGTAAGAGCTGTTGCCCTTGCCTCCTCTAACATTTTTTCTGCTGCTCTAAATTTATTAATGATTGTATCTGCGCCAATCTTTTTAGATAATTTGGAAACAGCTTTATCAGTTGCCTCGGTTTTAAATTGCTTGACCAATAATTCCTGGTCTCGGATCATTGGTTCAAACTGTCTGTTCACTTTATCTTTAAAGTGATCTAACTGATACTTAGTCATTGTTTTACTCATAATTATATTTCCTTTCTGTATCCCACACTATCCTATATCTAATATCTTGTCAAGTCCTATTCCTGCGCACAACCTGGAGTTGTATAATTCAGTTTAGAATGGTTCTAATGTAGTTTTTTTATTATATACACTAACCACCATCCCCAGCCACCGTCCAAGTGTATAGGATAATTTAGGATACGTCAAGAAAATAATTTAAGTTATCCACAAATTTATTTTGGTCCTTGCCTCATTGTTGCCTTATTTCTCCTATATACTCCTAATATGACAGAACAAGAAAATAAATTAAAAAACTTACCAGATAATTTTCAGTTGTCTGATAAGCAAACTTTTATATTAATAAAAGATTTATTTGAGATGGTTAAAGATAATAACAAACTCATAAATCTTTTAGATAAACGAATTAAGTTATTAGAAAAATAATAACTTATGTCAGTACCGGTCCTGGAAGATAGCCATTGGACCGGTACTGATCCCTGGACGAGCCCTTAGATCCTTGCTATAGCCCGGATCTATAAAGACAAGTGATGTGTGAATTAACATAGGGTACTTGGCGTCCTGGGATCAGTTGATCAAACTTGCTGGCGGGCTCTCCCGACCCTGTCCATGGACAGCAGCCTTGCCCGGAGGGGCAAGCAGCAAGCTTCAGGCGTCAAGCTTGACAGGTAAAAGATTTGATGGTATAGGATTATAAAGGAGAAATTATGAATACAAAAAAAGCGTTAACAATTGTCGGAGGCCTAAGCAAGCCTTCAAAGATGCCTGGATGGGCGTATGGATTACCTGCTAAAGAATGCAAAACAGGTTCCAAGCTGGTGAAGGTTAAGGGCAGCGTGTGCGAAGGTTGTTACGCTCTCAAAGGCTGTTACGTGTTCAAAGTTGTGCAGGATGCGCAGTATAGAAGACTGAAGGCCATCAGGTCACCACTATGGACCGGAGCAATGGCTCTATTAATTAATAGTAAGAAATCAAAAGAATTTAGATGGCACGACTCGGGCGATGTTCAGGACGAAGAACACCTGCTAAAGATCTTTGCAGTTGCAGGGATGACGCCTTCAGTTAAACATTGGATGCCAACGCGGGAAGCATGGGTCAAAGCCTTCCTGCCTCTATGTCCTAAGAATTTAATAATAAGGTTTTCTGTTCCGATGGTGGACCAATCCAGGCATAAGGCACCCAAGGAATGGAGAAATACTTCTACAGTTTCAAGTGATTTAAATAAAACGTTTACTAGTGAGGGTCACTTCTGCCCAGCTCCTACACAAAATAATGAATGTAAAGATTGCCGGGCTTGTTGGAATGGACAGATCCGAAACATAGTATATGGTAAACACTAAATGCTAGTATTTAAACACCCTAAATATTATCAAGAGCTTAGGAAAAAAAGAAAAGAATTCCTAAGGCAACAAGCACAAGCACAAGCACAAGCAGGTGAGGCTCAAGCTACAGAGACTCAAGCTTCAAGCAGCAAGCTTCAAGGCCCAAGCTGCAAGGGTCAAGCTTCAAGCCGCAAGCGTCAAGCTCCTTGATATCCTTCCCCTCATAAAGTTTTACTTGGTTAAGGGAGAGGGCCTTAACCATGATAAATGTATTCTTCGGATGAGTACAGTGAAATGAAAATTGATGTGGA